GGGCCGCAGGATATTGAGGACGCCGCCGCACAGGCCAGCGAGGATGTGGTGGCCCAGCGCGAAGAGGCGCTTGCCAAGCAGCTGGAAGAACAGCGCCGCAAAAAGGCGAAGCTGGTTGACCCGCTGCAATACGAGATGAGCATTCAGGCCGAAGACCTTTCCGGCTATGTGCCGGCCTTTGGCTGGGAAGCCGGCCCGCCCAGCGCAAAGCAGACCGCCGCCCTCGAGAAGCTGGGCATCCTGCCGGACGCCGTGGAGTCTGCAGGCAAAGCGGCCCTCCTGCTCGACCGTCTCAGCAAGCGCCGGGACGAGGGCCTGACCACCCCCAAGCAGATACGCTGCCTGGAGAAATACGGCTTCCAGCACGTCGGCACGTGGAGCTTCGAGTCCGCACGGCAGATGATAGACCGCATTGCCGCCGGCGGCTGGCGGGGCGCGCCGAAGGGCGTTGACCCCAAGAACTATATCCCGTCTGCTGAGCCGGTCATCGCAGATGATATGTTACTATGGTAATGCGAATGGAACATGAAAATGACATCAAAGAAGCGCTGGACTTCGTCTCCCCGTCCGCCCTGACCTATGAAGAATGGCTCATGGTGGGCATGGGCCTGAAAGAAGCCGGTCTGCCCGTCGCCGTGTGGGAGCAGTGGAGCGCCCGGGACGGCGGGCGGTATCACAAGGGCGAGTGCATCAAAAAATGGGAGAGCTTCCACGGCAGCTCGAAGCCCATCACCCAGAGCAGCATCTTCCAGCTGGCCTATGAGCACGGCTGGTCCGGCCCTGCAGGCCGTGCGCTGGACTGGGGCGATGAGCTGACCGTCGGCCCGCAGCAGCCCGCACTGGTAGACCCCCGCTGGGTCGAAGAGCAGGAGCTTCACCTTCCCGACACATGGGAGCCTGCCCAGCAGCTCAAACGCTACCTGCAGGCCCTCTTCGAGCCGGACGAGTATGTGGCCTATGTCACCGAGAGCTTCATGGCCGCCGACCGCCGACGCCCGGCGAAAGGCTGCTGGGACAGAACTGCCGGGCAGCTCATCGAAGAGCTGGACGCCTGCGGCGACGACGTCGGCAAGGTCATGGGCGACTGCGACCCGGAAATCGGTGCATGGATCTGCTTCAACCCGGTGGACGGCACAGGCCGGAAGGATGCCAATGTCACCAGCTTCCGCTACGCCCTCGTGGAGTGCGACAACATGGAGCTCGGCAAGCAGCTGGCCGCCATCCACCAGATGGAGCTGCCCTGCGCCGCGCTGGTCTACTCCGGCGGCAAGAGCATCCACGCCATCGTCCGGGTCAATGCGCCGGATTATGCCGAATACCGCAAGCGGGTCGATCACCTCTACGCCACCTGCCAGAAGAACGGCCTGACCCTCGACCAGCAGAACCGCAACCCTTCCCGCCTCTCCCGGATGCCCGGCATCCTGCGGGCGGGGCAGAAACAGGCCCTGCTTGAAACGAACGTCGGCAAAAGCTGCTGGGAGGACTGGCGGGACTGGGTGGAGGCCTGCACCGACGACCTGCCCGACACCGAATGTCTGGCCGACGACTGGGACGACCTGCCCCCGCTGGCCGATGCCCTCATCTCCGGCGTACTGCGCCAAGGCCACAAGATGCTGCTGGCAGGCCCCTCCAAGGCGGGCAAGAGCTTCGCCCTCATCGAGCTGTGCATCGCCATCGCCGAGGGTAAGACGTGGCTGGGCCGCTTCTCCTGTGCGCAGGGGCGTGTACTTTATATCAATCTGGAACTTGATAGGCCGTCCTGCCTGCACCGCTTCAAGGACGTCTATACCGCGATGGGCCTTGCGCCGGACAATCTGCGGAACATCGACATCTGGAACCTGCGCGGCGCGTCTGTCCCCATGGACAAGCTTGCCCCCAAGCTCATCCGCCGGGCTGGCAAAAAGGGCTATACTGCCGTCATCCTCGACCCTATTTATAAGGTCATCACCGGCGACGAGAACAGCGCCGACCAGATGGCGAAATTCTGCAACCAGTTCGATGTGGTCTGCCGCGCGCTGGACTGCGCCGTCATCTACTGCCACCATCATTCCAAGGGCGCGCAGGGCGGCAAGCGCAGCATGGACAGAGCATCCGGATCCGGCGTGTTTGCCCGCGACCCGGATGCCATGCTGGACATGACTGAGCTGACCATCACCGACGCCATCCGGGAGCAGCTGCACAACAAGGCCGCCTGCCGGGTCATCAAAGCGATGCTGGATAAGCGCGGCCACGCGGACGCCTACGGCCCGGATGACGCCCTCAGCAAGAGCCGGATGCTCACCATCGCCAAAGAGAAGCTTGGCCTCGCCGACCTGCGGGCCATCGACGCCGAAGTGGCTGCGGCTCAGAAGAAAGCCGACAGCATGACTGCCTGGCGCATCGAAGGCACTCTCCGCGAGTTTGCAAGCTTTGCGCCGGTCAACCTCTGGTTCGACTATCCGGTGCATAAGCTGGACAGCGGGCTTCTGGAAGATCTGCAGCCGGACAGCGACTTCCGCACGCTGGGTGCAAAGGGTGCGAGCCGCCGCTGGGGTGACAAGGCCAAGCAGTCCAAGGACAGGAAGGCCGAGCTGGACACCGCTTTTGAAGCCTGCATGATGGACGGTGAGGTCACAGTCTACAGCCTCGGCGAGTATATGGATCTGAAGCCCCGCACCGTCAAGAACCGTCTGAAAGAAGACGGGCGCTTCTGGATCGACGGCGAGAAGGTCGGCCGCAAGGAGCCCGGCAGCAAAGGTTAAACACTCTGTTATATCTGCAATTACATTTTGTTGTAAAAATGCAGTGATAGCCGCTATTTTGCACGACAGCAAAAACTGCAAAATTGCAGAAATAGCCGCTATGACTGCAACATTTGCAGTGCAAAATAGCCTATATATAATAGCATGACTGCACTGCAATGTGTGATGGGGTATCCCAGAGGATGGGGCGACCACAGCCCCCATCCTCCGGGGACCCTCCCCATCACGTTGGCCGCCAACATAAAAAAGAAAACGAGGTACGAAATGACCACACAGTTTTTTATCCCCATGCGTCCGCCCACCACTACCCATAACGCCAAAGAGCTTCATGCCTACATGAAGGGCGGCAAGCCCTGCGCCGTGCTGCATGACAGCTCTGAACTGAAAGCTGCCCGTGCCAAGCTCCACGCCTACCTTGCGCCCCACGCCCCTGAGCAGCCCATCCCGACCGGCCGCCCGGTGCGTCTGCTGGTCAAGTGGATGTTCCCCGCCGAGGGCCGTCCGGACGGCAGCTGGCGCACTTCCAAGCCCGACACTGACAATCTGGAAAAAGCCCTCAAGGACGAGATGACCCGCCTGCACTTCTGGCACGACGACGCCCAGGTGTGCAGCGAGATCGTCGAGAAGTTCTGGGCCGACATCTGCGGCGTGTTCGTGCAGGTGGAGGAGCTGGCATGACCTACGAGGAAAAGATAAGCTGGCTCTCCCGCTATCGGGAAGCCGAAAAGCTCTATCAGCGGCTCTCCTACCGGCTGGCAGAGGCGCAGGAAGCCACCCGGCACATCACCCAGAACCTCAGCGCCGCGCCGGGCGGCAGCAAGGATGGGCAGAGCCTCGCCCGGGCAGTGGAGCGTCAGGAAGAGGCCGAGCGCCGCGCCTACGCACAGCTGGCAGTTCTTGATGCCTTGTTTGCGGAGATCGATGCCGTGCTTGTGCAGCTGGACTCCGCCGAATACTGCGCTCTTCGCAAATACTATCTGGACTGCCTGAAATGGGAGCAGGTAGCCGCAGACATGAATTTCACTTCCCGTGGCATTTTCGCCCTGCGCCGCCGGGCCATTGAACACCTGAAGCTCTGAAACTGTGCAGTATCCGTTCATTGTGCATTCACTCTCTTCCGGTGTAAAATGATACCATCGGCAGAGCCGGAAAGGCCACCCGATACACGCAGCCTCCGCACCATGTCCTCCTTGACGATTGACCGCATGGTGTGCGGGCTGCTTCTATTATGCCGCCTGAGCGCAATTTGGTGCGCGGCGCGTGTGACCAGACACGGCTGGTTCGATTCCAAGGGCGGCACCATGACGCTGCGCCCCGCCGCAGCAACCGCCTGACGCATGGCCTGCAAAACCGCTTGGGGCTGGCGTGCCGGATGGGAGTCCCTCCTTCTCCCCGTGAGAGTCCGGCACACCACCGGAGGCCCCGGAATCCGCAGTGGGTTCAAGGATACCCCACCGGATGTGCGTCAATCACCCTGCACAGAAATGTGCGGGGATTTTTTATGCAAGAGAGGTGGTAAGGATGACCGACAAGCAGGAGCGTTTCTGCGAGGAATACATGATAGATCTGAACGCGACCCAAGCGGCCATCCGCGCCGGATACAGCCCCAAAACCGCGAATGAGCAAGGCTCGCAGCTCTTAGCAAAGCTTAGCATTCAAAACCGTATCGCCCAGCTTCAGGCTGAGCAGAGCCGTCGCACCGGCGTGTCTGCCGACCGGGTGGTGCGTGAGCTGGCAAAGATTGCCTTCGTCAACGCCGCTGACCTCATCGACCCCAAGACCGCCTCTCTCAAATCCGATGTCAGCCACGATGACCTTGCCGCTGTGCAGTCAGTCAAGGTCAAGACGTTCGGCGAGGATGGGCTTGAGCAGGAAGTGAAGCTGGCCGACAAGCTCCGCGCGCTCGACCTGCTGGGCAAACACCTCGGGATGTTCAACGGCGCGTCTGGCGATACCTCCGATCAGCTGGCCGAAGCACGCAAGCTCTTGGGAGGGATGGACAGTGTTATCGACTAAACAGAAAGAATATCTCACTTCCTGCTCCCACCGCTGGAATCTGAAAGTCGGAGCCACTGGTTCCGGCAAGAGCTGGCTGGACTATGCCGTGGTCATTCCCCAGCGCCTTCTGGCCCTGCGGGGCGAGGGGGCGGCCGTCATGCTGGGCAACACGCAAGGGACCCTCAGCCGGAATGTTCTGGACCCCATGCTGGAGATCTGGGGAGAGGCCCTTGTGGGGACCATCAGCAGCGACAACACGGCTCGGCTGTTTGGCCGCCGGGTGCACATTCTGGGTGCGGACAGCAAAAAGCACGTTGCCCGTATTCAGGGCATGACCATCGAATACGGCTACGGCGACGAGATGACGACTTGGGATGAAGACGTGTTCCAGATGCTCAAGAGCCGCCTGTCCTGCCCCCACAGCCACTTCGACGGAACCTGCAATCCGGAAAGCCCCTCCCACTGGTTCAAGAAATTCCTCGACAGCGACGCGGACATCTACTGCCAGGCGTACACCATCGACGACAATCCGACTCTTCCGGCCCAGTTCGTGGCCGACCTGAAAAAAGAGTATACCGGCACCGTCTACTATAACCGCTTCATCCTCGGGCAGTGGATGG